TATATGGGATACACAGAAGGTCAAGCTTTTATGAAAGAATATGAGCAAAGAACTAATGTGTTAGACTTTATGGAGCTACCTGAAGAAGCTGGAGAGATAGCTAAAACTGCAGCTTATAATTCTAGTATATCTGTTAGAGATTATTCTGTAGCTGGAGAATTCTTAAGAAGCTTTGCTGCTGGTACTGGACAAGTTTTAGTTGGGTTTGCTGATACTATAGATTGGCTTAATAAATCTTCTGCTAACCTTATGCCTGGTGGTGGCGCTTCTCTTGATTATGGCCCACTACTTGGGGTAGATATGAACCTTTCTTTTACTGGAGCCTTAAGAAACTTAGGTGAAGAAATGGAAACTTGGGACGATAAAATAGATATGTCTGGATTAGAAGAAGGTTCTTATAAACAATTACTTAATCCTAAGTTTTACTATACTAAGTTAGTTAAACAAATTCCTAACTTATTAACTTTTTTAATACCAGCTTCAGGTGGAGCTAAGGTGGCTAGAGGATTGGCAAACTCTACTAAATTTGGTAAAGCTACTGTATTTAGTTCAGATAAATTGACAAAAAATATTAGATACTTTGGTAATAAAGGTGGGGGTAATGCTTCTAGATTAGTTATTAAAGGAGAAGATGTTGCTCAGTTTTTTGGAGGAGCAATAGGAGGTAACTTTGCTGAAGGAGCCATGCTTGCTGGTCAAAGTTATAGAGACGCATTAAAAGGTGGAGCGACAAAAGACCAAGCAGCAATGGCTGGATGGAATGTAATGAAAGACAATGCTAAATGGATAATGGTAGATGGTCTTCAATATAGTATATTAACAAAAGGTGTTGGCGCAATAGGTAGTAGATTAAAACTTAAATCAGGTGTTAACTTTAAAAATGCAGCTTCAGACCTTTTAATAGGTTCTGGTGTTGTTATCAGTGACGGTAAACTTGAAGAGTTACAAGAGGTTTATCAAGACTGGAGAGTTAATAAAAGAGTGGCTGAGGCAACAGGAGAAGATTATGATGTTGGTTATTGGGAGTATTATAATAGCCCAGAAGTTGCAGACACAAGAGTTATATCTTTTGCTATGGGAAGTATTGGCGGTGGTGCTGGTGTTGTTTATAATGCATTTAAAGATGGTATTAATATTGCTGCAGAAAGAAACTTTGCTTTAGATGAAAAGATAGAAAGCACTCTTTTATCTGATGATACTGGCTCCTCAATGGTATTCGCTAAGGCCGCTGAAATAGTAAGACAAAAAGGTTTTCAAAGTGGTATAGATAGTAAAGCAGAATCAGAAATACATAAACACGAACAATACAAACAAGACCTTATTGCCAATATAATAGGTAATGGAGAGAAAGACCTTGGTAAAGCTAACATAGAAAAGGAAGTTGCAGCAGGTAGAATAACTGAAAAAGAAGGAAAACATTTAATTGAGACAATGGACTCTATGGCAGATTCTTTTTCTCAAATGGGTTTTGCTCCAAAATCTTTATCAAAATTAAGTTCTAGGGGTAGACAACAATTAGTTAAGTTATCCCATGTAATGAGACACTCTAGAGAAGAGCTAGCTGATAGTAATGATTTTTATGAATCACAAATACAAGGATGGGAAAGTAAAAGAGAACAACCTGAATATAAAAACAGAAAAGATTTTATTGACGCTCAAATAGAAGCTATAAAACAAGAACAGCTTCAAACCAATCAGGCTTACCAGCAAGACATTGAAGGTATTACAGGTGCTATGCAAGAAGTGTATTCCTTAGAAGACCAAAATGTAATGAACCAAAAAGAAGCTTTAAGTGCTAAGCAGGCTAGAATGAGAGAAGCCATGGCTAGAGAAAAAGAGGTCACTACACCAACTGCTGTTGAGCAGGCTCCTGCTACTGAGACTAAGGCAAAGGGAACTAGAGAAAGTTTTACAAAAGCATCAGAAGTTTTTATGAAAGAGACTAATGATAAAAAAACATTAGACTCTGTAAAAAGAATTAATAAAAAAGAATCTGCTCCTTTAACTAGTAAAAAAAGTAGATTAAATAACAAGCAGTTAAAAGATGCTCTTAAGTTTTACACAAGAACTGGTAATGCTATTGCTCCTTTATTAAGACACATAGTTAGTAAACAAATAGCTGGAGAAACTCTTACAGCACAAGAGATAGTCGTGCAAGCAGAATATTTTAATACAACCAACACTTTACTTCAAGAGCATAAGAAAAGGGAAGATGCAGGAAAAAGAATAACAGAGATAGACCAAGATATAGAACAAGCTAGAGCTGATACAATTAAAATTCCAGAAAAAGTTCAAAAAGCATTAAACTGGTGGAATAATTTAAATACATCTCAAAAAAGTAGCCCTACATTTAAGGGTGACAAAAACTACCGTACATTGCAACAAGCTATTAAAGATGGTATTCTTGAATATGGAACGTTTGAGTATTTAGGTCAAACTATAGTAGAGCCTGTATTAAAGTCTAAGAGTCTTGCTGAAGATATAAAAGATAGAATAGAAATTCTTGAAAAAGAAAAAGCAGAATTACAAAACACATCATTAAAACTAGGTTCTGTAGGTAAAGTAGAAAAAGCTATGTCTGGTAAACCAGCAGAAAGAAATATAGCACAGGAAAAGGTTATCATAAAAATGCTTAGGAAAAAAGGTATTAATCCTGTTGTAGCTGATTATATGTTTAGAACAGATGATTCTAAAAAATATTATGGTATGGCTCAAGGTTTAAGTATTTATTTAAACAGCAATACTGCTACACAAGAAACTATATTCCATGAGCTTAATCACATCTATGTAAATGAAATGTGGTATGAAACAAATAAAGATGGTACATATAAAGTAGATAGCAAAGGAAATAGGGTGGTTAATCCTATAATAAAAGAAGCTATTGAGTTAGTTGTTAACCAACCTTTGTTTAAAAAGAAGATGTCTAACCCTAGTTACACTAATCAATTATTGTTACAAGACTCTAATGGTGTAGTAAAAACTCTTAATGACTTAATAAAGTTTGACGGCATACTAAGTTTTACTGCTTGGGCAAAACAAACAGATAGTGCAGATAAATCAATAAATGGTTATTTAGAATACTTAAAACCAGAAGCAAAGAAGTTAGGATTTACTTTATTGCCAGATGTAGAACAAAGAATTATTCTTGAAGAGGTAATAGTAGACCTTATGTCTAAAACAGAAGCTCAAGAAACTAATGGGGATATATTAAAAAAAGATGATAAGAAAAGAGATAATATAGTTAAAAGGTTTTATTCTAAGATAAAAAGTAGGTTTACTAAAAAAGAATCTAAGACTATACTAGAAAACACTGGTAATTCAGAGCTTGCTAAACTAGACAATGTTATTGACACTCTTATAAAAGACTCTAGAAAAGAAAGACCTGCTTATAATATAAGAAGGGATAGACTGGGTAGTGATAAAATGCTACATGTAGAAGACTTAAACTCTACTATGTTAACTAATCAAATATCCTCAGACATATTAGGTTATTTAGAAACCTTAAAACAAGAGTCTAAATTAGACGATAAACTACAAGGTTCTTTATATAGAACTAAAGATGGAATGTTAACTGTAGCTGGTAAAAAAGCTGTGTCTACTTTTATATCTGAAAACAGACAAGAAGTAAACTCTTTTATAAAAGAATTATACCCAGAGGGTAGTAATGAATTAAATCACTACAACAACAATAGAAATAATATTTTAAATACAGCTTTCAAAGTACTTGCTTTTAGTAACGCTCAAGAAAATATTAGCTCAACAGAACAAGATTTAGAAGAAAATGAGTACAATTTATTTGACTTTGATAACAGAAATGGGGTAAACGAAAATATAAGTAAAGACATATCTTCTTATGTTAAGTTAGGAGAAAGTGTACAGGGTATACCTGTAACACACGGACAGATAAAGTCAGCTTTATACAACAAAGCTTTTAAGTATAGAAACAACCCTAAAAGTTTTGAACAAGAAATTGATGATAACATAAGAACATTAACTTTGTCTCCTAAACTTTTAAGTAGAGAAGAAGAGTTGTTAGCTAGATACTTTGTTTATATGAATGAGGTGTATGCATCAGAAGGTATGAGTTTAGCTAGTCCAATCTTAGATTACCACCATGAGCTTTCTTCTTATAAACAAATAAACTTTCATAATATAAATGTATTTAAAAACAAAAAAGGGGAAGTTATAACAAACATTAAACAAACATTTGGTGTAGATGCTAGCACTATAAAAACAGATATAGAAAAAAGATTTAGACAATCTATAACTGTTGATAAACCTAAAGATAGTAAAACATTAAGTTCTCAAGAAATAAGTAAAATAAAATTTTTATCTTCTATTATTACTTTGAGTGATTCGTTAAAGGAAGCAAAGAATCCTAGTGAATCTAAGAAAGCTGTTATTAAGTTTTTAACAGATAATTATTTAAGTGAATATAAGGACGATATAAATGCAGACTTAATAAGTAAAGACTTTGTTGATAAGTTTGTAACTAAAGATAAAGAAACAAATAAAACCTTGGTTGACCAACTAATAGAAGACCATGGTATGATTGAAACTTATAAATTAAATGGCAAAAAAGCTGGCTGGCAAGTTGGTTTTAGCGCTGAAAGATTTAACAAAGAAAGTGTTAAGGCTTGGAGAGCTTGGGAGTCAAGTGAAAAGACACAACAAGCCTTACAAGATGAGCTTATATCTAAAGAAGATATAATTAGTATAGGTAAATTAATTAGAAGGTCTGGAGTTATTAAGGAAGGTAATATCAATACTCAAGCTAGAATTTTCTTAAATGCAGATGGCACTATACAACTTCATCAAGGCGGTGGTCTTAAATTCTCTAATAGATATAAGGCTCAAAATATTATTACACAATACCTATCATCAGAGATAGCTCTTGGTGATTTTTCTTCTCAAATACTTACACCTGAAGGCAATAAGAAAAACTTTATATCTAAAAGACATCAAGCAGATGTTTTGGTAGAAGAACAGTTACCATCTATGAGTGACGAAGAAATAAAAGATATGTTTGGTGACAATGTGTACACTAATAACTATATACTTAATAGAGAAGAAAAGATTAATGTAGCTCAAATAAATGGTTCGGTAGTACTTGGTAAGGGTATAGACTCAGGTAATGAAACTGCTAATGAAAAAACAATACTAGAGGTTAGTTTAATAGCTCAAGCCATAGTTAATGGTAATGAAACATATAGTCAGTCAGTATCTATTGTAGCTGATAAAGATATGAACCTTCATGTTACTAACACTAAATTGTTAACACTAGAAGAGGGTAGAGTTATTAAAGATAAACTTAATCAAGATGGGGTTAAGTTTACAAATGGAGATGCGTATTTTAATTTTACAGACGCTGATATACAAAGAGATGTAAAAGGCTTACAAAGAATAATTAAAGGTTCGAAAGACACTTCTTTAAAGTCTTTATCTAGAAACACTAAAGCTTTAGAGCAAATAGTCCTAAACAATGCTATAAACAAATATTATGCCAAAGACCTTTTAATTGGTAAGGCGGAGTATTTTAAAAATAATGACGACTATATAAAAAGAGCAGCAGGTTCTGTTGCTATGAATGTAAATCACGGAAGAAGATTTGAACCTTTGATGTTAAAAGATGAAACATTAACCATAAAAGATAAAGATGGCAAATCAAGAAAGATTAACAGAACAGATGCTCCGTCGTTTATTTTACCAGAAGACTCTCAAATAGTTGGTGTTAGTTATGGGGGTAGAAGAAATGTGGGTAATCACCATAAGTTTGTTTACTATGGACAAAACGTAGATAACAAAACATTTGAAGGTGTGGTAGGTAAACGATACCCTTTTTATTTAAAGACTAATACATTTGTATTATCTGATTCATTTTTAAAATTAAACCCTAATTTAAAGCCTATTGCTGAAGCATTAAAATTAAGAAGAAAAGAGGGGGTTATTCCTATGGCTGCTTTTAGTTCTGCAATGAAGGTTCAATCTAATAAGTTTAAAAATCAATTAATTGACATGAACAAATTAGTTGAGTTGAATAAAGATGGCGGTGTCGCTTTAAATGAACATCAAGATGGGTTATTTAAAGATGAAGACCTTAATGGTTTAGATGGAAAGTATTTAGGTGTTCAGACAGAATTAGATAGAAAGCACACTACATCAATAGTAAGCAAACAACTTATTTTAAATTTACTATCTAACCCAGAAACGCAATCTGAAGGTTTAGCTGTGTTAGAAAGTTTAGAGATATTTTCTAGAAAAGAGTTAAGTAAGTTCTCTAAGTTTATGTCTGGTAATGGTGAGGTTAGTGTAGAGTCTATTAATGAATTAAGAGAAGAGTTAATAAAAGAAACAGATGTAGATATATACGGAGAATCTGCAATGGCTTTATTAAAAGATGGTAGTTACGACAGTGGTTCTGTAGAGATATTAAGAAGTAAAATAATATCTATTGTTAAGAAAAGGTTATTAAGAATTAGAACTCCACAAGGCTCTGGTACTGTTGGTTACCAAACAACAGACTTTGGTTATGGAACAGAGATAGAAACAGGAGATATATCTGAATCTGCTGGACTACAAAGTTATTTTGATAAAGAGGGTAAACCAAGGTTAGATGAAAATGGAAACCTTGAGCCTGCAGAAGTTGCTTTAGATGTTAGTTTAGGTTTTAAAGAAGGAGATAAGATTATATTAACTAGAATACCTAACTCTAAAATGGGAGATAATATACCAGCTGTTGTTACATCTGTATTTAGAGAAACTGGTAGTGTTGTGCAAATACCTTCAGACCTATCTGATATTATAGGTTCTGATATGGACGGAGACTCTTTACATATAATGGGTAGGTCTAAACAAGCTAAACAATACAATGATTCGTTTGATAAAATGTTTAACTTCCTTACCCTTTCTGCTAATATCGAACACATGCAAGAAGCTGTTGACTTTGAGTCGTTTGCAGATAATGCAGAAAGAGCTCTTGTAAAAGCTGGATTAAAACCTATAGAGGCAACCATAAATGATTTAAGCTTTTTAGGTGACAACCTTAAGTATCGTTCTAACATAATGGGTAGAGGTAATATAGGCACATCAGCTTCTATTAATACGTTCCATAAAATACTAAGCACACATAACGTTCAGGTTGCTGATTTAAAAGTTAACGTGGGTAAGAATGCTTTACAAAGTAGTTACAAAGATAATAACAATGCGTGGATTTCTTTAGCTCGTATACTAAACATATTCTTAGATGAAGCAAACAAAGGTAGAGGGGCTAAATTAAATATGAACTCTGTAACAGTGGGTCCACTAACAGAGCTTGTTATGAGGGGTATTTCTTTTAATGATGCTGTGGTATTAATTAACTCTCCATTTATGAAAAGAGCAGTATCTGATTTTCAAAATAATGGAACCACCTTAAATGAGTTTATAAAAAATGATGTAAATAGAGAAGTAAAAGAGCTTAGTGAGGTTTCTGATATAGATATTAGTAAAGTTGCAGATGGTAGTCAAGATGTTGCAATTAGAAATCTTTTTTACAACTTCAATAAATACAACTCACCTTCTTGGACTTTAAGAAAGCTAGTTAACCTAGAGAACTTTATACCTGAAACACACACAGAACAGAAACAACTATTGAAAGATATTGTTTCTTTAATGAAAAATAGAAACATAAATGTTACAGGCTTAGTTACTTCTATTAAGAATCCTAAAGAACTAAATGAACTTATAAACAAAGGTCAATACACAACCTTTGTTAACTCTTTAAATATTAAAAACCCTATATTAAGAAGAAATGTAAATGCTCTTGCTGCAAGTTCTAAAATGCTTGAGGTAATGGACCCAGCAAACTCTCAGGGTTATAATAACATTGTAGAGAAATACAAAAAAGAAAACATTAAACAAGTAGAAGACTTAGTTCGTTCTTGGAGATTAGCTCAAGATGGTTCGTATCAAATTAATTTAGACGCTATGCCTAGGGTACTTCAAGACTCTCAAGACTTTATAGACTCTTATGGCTCTATGTCATCTATTAAAACAATACTTAAACAAGACTTAGAACAAATAGAGGTAGCTAAACACCCATTTATAAATAAGTATTTTAAAATACAAGAGACTAAAGAAAGTAACTTTATAACAAGAAAAGATAAAAAAGGTTCTTCTACTCCTGTTGAGGTTTCTAAACAAGATGGTGAATATGTGTTTACACCAACTAACTTAGTAAAGAAAAAGTCTACTAATAAAAATCTAGTTCCTACTAGCGCTTTAAGAAATGCAAACGCAAAACAAGTTGCGAAAGACTTTGAAGCTTTACCAAGATATGTACAAGACTATTTATTATTATGGGATTTAGTAATGAATAATCATAGTGGTCCTAATGCTATACTACCATACTTAGGTGGTCGTACAAAAAAAATATCTAAAAAAAGCCAGTCTCACGTTAAAAAACAAAGACCTAAATTTCTTTCAGAAGCTTATAGAAAACAAGTAGAAGATTATGTAAACTTTAACATAAGACAAAAGGCTGAACCATTAAGTGTAGAAAGCAATGGAACAGTAACATCTGAAAATGGTGTATTGACTGTGCAAAAAGGTCTTAGTAACATACCAAGTGGTTCTGTTAAATCTATAGAACTATCTAATGGTGTAACAGCTATTTATAAAGTTAGTCAAATAGAGGGGGGTTCTACAGCTTTATATCCTGTTGAAGCTAGCTTTACACATGACTCTTTACTACCAAGTGAGTCTAGTTTACTTGAACACAATACAGACATAGAATATATAAACTCCGCAGAAGAGGTTCAAGTAGAAGATAATGCTAATGTTGAAAGTCTTAAAGAAGAAGGTTACGAATACTCTCATGTTGATTTAGATACAGGTAATAAGATATATGTAAAGAAAGAGGGTGATATATACAAAGCAAAAGAAGTTATAAATGGAGATAAGATAGTAGACTATAATGGTAAGTTTGCATCTAAATATATGTATATGTCTAAGGATATGTCAGACTATCTAGATTTCCAAAGAGAAATGACTTTCCAGCAATATGTTAACAAAGGTAAAACAAAACAAGTAGATGTTTCTCTTTTGAATAAGAAAGAACGAAAAATGCGTTTAGAAGAATATGATAAGTATAAACAAGATTTACGTACAGCTAACGAACTTTCTGCTAAATACTTATCACCTAATGAATTTGGTGTATTAGAAATAGAGTCAGATAAATACACTGCCTTACAGTTAGAGCAAATAATAAAAAATGAACTTAGACCTTTAGACACTGAAGCTAGAGCTAAGATTTACCAAGCTTTCCTTAGGGTACTTGGAGCTAAGATTGGTTTAGAAGCTGTTAATGATAACTTAAGTAAAGCAAAGAAAAATAGATTAGGAGAAAAGTTGATATCTGAATTAGAGGCAGCTAAAGTAAAATACAGAAACCCTGATTCTTTAAGAGAAGATATTGGTGGGGGTGATATGTGGTTAAACCCAGATATAAGTAACCCAGAAAGAGCTGAGATTGGTGGTGTGCTTAATAGACTTAGTGAGTCTGAAATATCTTATCAACAGGATATGGCTAAGTTAAATAAGAAAATGGACACAGCTTTCCAAGCTTTATTAAAAAAGAAACTTAGTAAAGTACAACGTTTATTATATAGATTTGGACCAGCTGTTATTAAATACTACTATAACAGAAAGTTATTTGAAAACATAACTTATGTACACGAAGAGTTAAGCCCAGACGGTGAATACGTAAAAAGACATCTAAGATTAAAGAATGATGAAGAGATAGTTGCTATAAAAAATAAACTTACACAAGAAGAGTTAGCTTATAGAGAGATGTTTATGGAGATGACTGGAATGGTTAAGAATCATTTAAATCAAAAGATAGGTGAAGATGGTAATATTGTTTTACCAAAAGACCAGGATAAAGGAAAGACTTATGTTCCTCATTTAACCGCCTCCATAACAGAGATGGCTCTTGCTAGAAACCTTGTAGCCTCTTATATAATGCACAACTACTCTAATAAACTAAAAGATGTGTATGTATTAGAAGAAGGTAAAACAGAAGCTAGACCTTTGGGTGAGATTATTAATGAGTACATGGCAAAGCAAGCTAATAAAAAAACAAGTAAATCAGATATTGCTGTAAGAAGAGAGTTAAAGAAACTAATTAAACAAGCAAATCAATATGTAGAAAAAGGTACAGATGCTATAGGTAATCCTATTGTTACAGCAGATGACGCTTCAAACATAGTTCAACCAGAGGTTATAGATAGGTATTTAAGTCAACGTTCTTTTAGTTCTGGCTTTGGTGCAACCATTGATTTACACAGGTCGTTAACTACATATGTAAATAAAATGGTATTTAACTATGGGTTAGATAGTCAAGAAGGTTTTAAGCACCAAGGTATTATAGAACAAATACCTGCTATTGATGCTGCTATATCTTATGCTTCTTTTAAAAACAACCCAAAGGCCCAAAGATGGATTAAAGAATTGCTACTAGAAAAGTATGCTAGAAAAGCTGGTAGAAAATCTTTTCTTACAAAAGACGGGAAAAGACATTGGGCTGATAATGTGTTTGAGGCTTTACATAAATGGACTATGTTTGTTGGTCTTGGTTTGAATTTTACTGCAGCAGTAGGTAATATTGCTATTGGTAAATACAATACCTTTAGACAACAAGGGTTAAGGGATAAAAAGAATGGAGTTGGCTGGATTGTAGGTGAAAGAAGATATTTTGGTTTTGGAATAAAAGGTTTTAATAAAACAAACGCAGATAAAACAAGAGCTATTACAAAATACTTTGGGTTAATCACTGATGCTCAAGCACAAGTTAGTGAAGATTTATTTGCTAGTGGTTTTGGTGAAATGGTATTTGCTTTTATGACTGGTTCTGAAAAGTATATACAAAGAACACAATTTGTTGGAATGATAAAAGAAAATCAATGGAATTCTTTTGAGGTAGTTGATGGTGAGGTTAGGGTTATACCTGGCAAGGAAGCTGAGTTTAGAGCTTTAGAGAATCAGGCTGACGAAATGAAACAAAAAGTATATGAAGTTCAAGGTAAAGGTTACACTGCTTTAGACCAAAGGTTGATACAACACTACAGTATACTCCATGGGGTATTACAATTTAAAAGATGGCTTCCTACTTTTATTATGGATAGGTTATCTTCAGAAAAGTTAACAAGAAGTGGTAGGGGTTACATAGGTGCTTATAGAGCTGCGCCTGAGTTCCTTATAGACGTTATGTATAATAAAAGAAAATTTGGGATAAGAGACTTTAAAGAAGAATATAGTAAACTACCTAAACACAGACAGGAAGCTGTATTAAGATTCGCAAGAGGTACAGGTGGTTCTATGTTAGTTCTTTGCATGATAGCCGCGTTAAAACCATTTGGAGAGGGTGATGATGAAACTGGAACAGTTAAGTATTTAAATAAGTTATTTTGGGATATGAACCTAATGGTTAATGTAGATAAATGGAGATACATGGCAGGTGTACCTGCCCTACAAACAGGGGAAAATATGGTATTTGGTATGAAAGAATTAGTGTCAGGAGATGTTTATGAAAGAGATGCTAAGTATGGAGACAAAGGCCAATCAAAAGCTAGGGGTAGATTAGCTAGGTTATTCCCTAGTGTTGTAAGAGAGAGGTTTGCTAAAGACTAAAAACTCATATAATAAAATTTAGTATATTTGTATAATAATAAAATCAAAAGACAATGGCGTATTCAACAACACCAAAAACAACAGCAACCATTACTTTAAATAGTACAGGGTTGACTTCAGATAATATTAATATCAGTCAAACATTCGAATTGACTGCTATTGATAACGTTACAGGATTAAAAAACACAACAGGGGTAAGAAGAATAGAGGCTGCAAATGGAGGTGTAGTAGTATTTGATGCTGATTTACACGGTGCTGCAGATGCAGCTGCTTGGATATGGATACACAACCCTAACACAACTACAAATGGTAGTGTATATGTTACTATTACAGCAACTAATGCTTCTGCTCAAAATTGTGTTGTTGGAAAACTTTGGGAGGGTAAAAGCTGTTTGATTCCTATACAGGGACACACTGCAGCTTCAGATATAACGGTTACAACTGCAAACGCAGCTGATTTTGTTGAATATTGTATATTCGCAGAAACTGTAGATGCTGATTCAACTTCAAACGAATTAGGTAAAGCTTAAAAAATAATATAATATGGCAACAAAATTAATATCACCAACAACAACAGTTAACTTATCAATTACATCTAATAACTTAACTTCTAATCCACTTAGTTTAAACTGTAACTTTCAGTTAAAAAAAGCAGGAACTAGAACAGAAGGTTTAGATAACTTCTCAGGTGTATCAAGAAGAAGTCACGGTTCTACAACTGCTTTAAGAATTATAGATGAAGCAGACTTTGATGATGACAAAGCGCATGTATTATATATAAAGAATCTATCAACAACATCTGGTGATTATTTAGAAATATTTGTAAAAGATGGAAACTCTCCTGATGATGCTAATAATTTATTAGGTAGAGTATATGAAGGAAACGCTTTTGTAATTCCTTATGCTGGACATTTAGATGTATTTGTTGGGCAATCAAGTGGTAGCATGGAATATGAAGTGGCACTATTTAGTGAAGATAGTTAATATTAACAATTAAAATAAAATATAATGGGTAGTTTATTAGAAAATTTAAAAGGTGGTAGAACATCTAAACCAAAAGGAAGGGCTGGTTCTAGAGGAAAATCTGCTGCTAAAGGAAAAGTAGGAGTAACTAGAGGTGCTACAAAAACAAGAGGAGGAAGATAATAATATAAAAAAATAAAATTATGCCTGGAATAAAATCAACCATATATGATGGAGCTATAGTAGTTAATGATAATAAAGATTTAGATTTATCTGGAATAGGTCCAGTATTTGCGAACAAAACTCTTATAAATGGCGCTGTCAATAGAGGCGTTAAAGTATTAACTGTTGACGGAACTTCTGCCGCAACTAATTTTAGTGCAGGAGATAAATTAGTAGACGCGTTAAGTAATAAAGCTATTGGAACAATAGAATCAATAGACTCGGCTACACAAATAACATTAAAAAATGGAAGTCATATTCCTTTAGCAGATGATGCTGTAATAAGCAAATGGATGCCTTTTGAAATAGTTGCTATTCAAGCTTTAGAGGCTAGTACTATAGATGTTTTAGTTCCTATTACGAATAGATGGCCAGGAACCGTAGCTGCAGATGGAGGGACTTATGTGCCTCATAGTGATTATCAAACTATACCTTCTGGAACCACAGCTAATGTGGCAGGTGCCGCTCTTGAAAATGACCAAGCTTTAACTGCTGGAACTACCTTAGAGGGGAGGTGGAGATTTGTTGGCTCTACAGCTGCTGACCAGCTTGTTTGCTATTTAAAAGCCGCTCCTACACAAACTTTTTAATATGAAAAAAGCAATAATACTAATAGTAGTTCTATTGATATCTTGTGCTACTCCAAAAAAATGTTGTTCCCAAGAGATTAAAAACTTTTTTAAATACTCTACGTTCTATGTGTCAAGTTCTACAGGTTCTTCTACACTAGAAGATGGTATGTTTAAGATAGAAGACAAGGAGTTAATAGATATAACACAGGTTAATCCTTTTGATTATAACTACACTATAGGACTACGTAAGGTGGCTCGTTTTGATTACGAATACAAGGTCAAAACTTTTTATGATGGTACAGAGTCACAAATATCAAATAAAGCTCCTGTAGGTAACGCTAAAGGCTTTGAGTACCTTGCTAATATATCTTTAGTACGAGATAGAGGGAATGAGTTTATAAATCAAGATTATTTCCTACGTTATTTGAGTGATTCGTACCTTGTAAAAGCTCAATTTGTAGACAACCAAAAGTTTGATTTAAAGTATATGCTATCTGATATAAGATGGCGAAAAAGCTTGGGAAACTTTGATTTCTCAATGGGTGCTGCTTTTAGAATGCACCCTACATATGGTTTTCTCCCAATATATGATTTTTGGGACCCAGCTGTAACGCCGTTCTCTGAGATTGCAGAGGACTTTGGGTATGTAAGTGAACAATGGAGTCAAGCAGGATATGTAAACTATGATTGGTTTGATGTATCTAGTGGAGACTCTATACAAGTTGCTCATACTACGGGAGAATTTATGAAGCATCATTTTGGTAATGCTATTGATGACTTTAATGACAGAGAACTACGTAAGTTAGGTTTACAAAAAGAACTATCTGTTGTTGTTGGAGCGGCTTATTATAAATGGTCTTCTAATTGGTGGTTACACGGCTGGATGAATGTTCTCCCTTACCACTTCGGTCTAGATGACTATAGCTTTGACTATAATGACGAAGATTGGGCTCAGGAGAGCATACCAGCCATAATAGAGTGGGACATGGGATTAGTATTCGGTGTTAAGTTTTCTAAGAATCTAGGGTTCTTTATTGAAGGAACTCACCAAAGATTCTGGATGCGACCTGTTTACGAATTTAAGATTGGAATAAATTACTTATTTTTGTAGTATGAAGAAGTTATTAATATTATTATTTGTATTTAATTATGGATTTGCTCAAACAAATTGTCAAGAATGCGTTGCGCAAGGAGGGTTTTATTGTGGTGACGACCAAAGCAATTGGACGGTTTATTCTCCTAATGGTTGTGTACCTAATGGTCTTAATGGTCTCTATTATCTCAACGATGGTTGGTTAGATTGTGTAAATGGAGACGATGAAACAGGAGATGATGGTATACCTGCTGTACCTACAAATTTATTAGATTGTTTACCACCTCCGCCAGATTGTGATACATTATTTGTAGATGTTCCTATTTACATATATGAAACAATTTTTCAAACAGATACTATATATGATATAGAATATATAACTCAAATTGTAATAGACACAGTAGAGGTAGAAACATTTGTTCCTGAATATATATACATAACAGACACACTAACTATATATGAAGATGTATTAGACACTTTATTCATTGATGTTATAGAATATGTAGATGTATTTATCTTTGATACAATAGTACAAATAGAAACTGAATATATAGAATTTTTTACTACAGACACTATAATAGAGTATGTAGAAATTATAAACACAGAGTATTTAGATTGTGATACAGGCCTTCCTTGCACATCTAACCTACCTGATTTATTAAATCAATCAAAAGCAGATAACAGAATTTATAACTTGTTGGGGCAAGCAATAAAAGAACCTGAGGGACTTTATATCCAAGACGGTGTTGTTAAATATAAAATAGATTAACTATGTATAAAAAAAGAAAAAAAACAAGACGATATGCTAATGGAGGAATAAATGACGATAACTTTTCTAGACAAGATTCAATAGATGTTTATGAGTATAGAAAACTTAGCGATTTTATGGGTGAAGACGCTGCTACTGCTTTTCAAAAAAAATATAACCCAAAAAACCCAACTGTATTTGATGCGTTAAAAAGCCTTGTAGAAACTAGTAAAAAGAGTCAAGAAATGGGCGATTTGGGAGACTTTGTTCCTGATGAATCTGAACTTAGCCTTCCTTCTAAAGTAAGAAAACATGGTGGCATGGTAGATGATTCTAATGAGCCAGATTCTATAACTAATTATATAAAAGGACATGATAATAATAATGATATGAAACAAAATAAAAAATACAGAATGGGTGGAATGACAGATGATGATAAATTTTCTAAAAGTGATTCTATAGCTGCTTATGACTATACAAAATTACTTGATAGTATGAACGTTGACCCAGTTGATGCACTGACAATGAACAGACCTTTTGGCATAGAGCCTACTCCCAAATTAACGTTTGGTAAACAAATGTATGAAAAAATAGGACCCTTAAGAGATGCTGATTTACCTGAAGGTTTTTTTGATACCAAGAAACACGGTGGAATGGTAAAAAAATCTAAAGGTAATAGAGACACATTTACTCAACAATACGACTAAATCTTAAAGTATGAATATATTTAAAGACTCCAATGATTGGAACGAAAAGGCTGTAGTAGGTTTTATAGCTTTTTTAATTATGGTTATTGTAATGATAATTGATTTAGTAACTGGTGCTGCTGGTTCTGATTTAGTTATTAATGAATTTGTGTACGACTCATTTGTATGGGTTGTTCTAGGTTGCTTTGGTATTAGTGGTGTAGAAAAATTTGCTGGAAACAATAAATGTAAAGATTGTAATAAATAATGGCTAAAGAGTTATCAGAAGACAGTAAATTTCAGGTTAGCGTAAAAACGTTAGTAGGTATTGCTGTAGGTATAGCCACTGTTGTTTCTGCTTATTTTGGTTTAATGGGTAGTATAAACTCTAAATTTGTAGAGTTAGAAGATAAAGTAGAAGAAGCCTTAGAGAAACCTAAGCCAGGTACAGGAACGTACACAATAGATATGGGAGACCCTGCCGCTTCACAAACTTGGCCTCCTACTAGAATGGAATTTAATATGAAGGATGAGATGGCTAGGCAGAAGATTGATAATATAATAAAAGTTTTAGATGAACTTAAGGAAGATATAAAAGAGCTAAAAAAATGATTCATAGAATAGACATATCATCATACTTATACATCTTAATGATGGTGTTTATGTTTATTTGTGGAACTACATTTAGTCAAGACTTTATTACTTCTAACAACTTTAATAAAAAAATAGCCAAAGACATAGTAGTGGTAGAATTTTGGGCAGGTTGGAACGCTAGTAATGAGTTTAAAGAACTTATAAAATTAAAAGACTGTGTGGTATATAGAGTTGATATTTCTGCTCATATGGATGTTCAAATGGATTATGACATTTCTGCGATTCCAACCGTTATCATCTTTGATAATGGCGAAGAGAAGGAAAGGTTCAAACCAAATGTAATGTTTCAATTAGATGCAGATAAAAAAACAATACAGAATTCAGTGGACACATTGACGTTAAATAAATTTCAGTAATGGCAAATACAGTAGTTACACATCAGGCACAAAAACTTAGAATAAAGTCTATGAGAAATAGTCACTTTAAGCTAGTTGTAAATGTAAAAAATGCTGGTGGTGGTGATTATGATTTTACTAGTGATACTACAAACCCCACATTGGGAGATAGTGCTATTTTAAGAATATACCAAAACAATGGCGCAAATTTATATCTTTCTGTAGCTAATTTTGAGCAAACTACCTCAGGTGGTACTGGTGGTGTTTTAACCAACTTTATGAATGTTACAACTGAAGATGGTAAAATAACTATAGAGTGGGATAACGAGAGTGGGTTTCCTTATGCTCCTTGGCCTGGAAAATACCAATACACTTTATTTACTTATGATGCTAATGATAGATATTATGTGTGGCTATATGGTGATTGGGTTGTAGAAGACCAAAACATTAGCGCTGGTGGTATTTCTTATATTTTTTCTCAACCAGACCCAGACCCAGAGCCAGAGCCAGAGCCAGAAGAAACCCCTTAATTATGTCTGTATATTATACTTCAAATATAGACCCAATACAAATAGAGGGAGTAAGTTTTGGAGAGGTTACTATAACACTATCTGTAACAAAGCCAAGTATAAGTGTAAAAATTCCTTCGTATATTAGTAATACAAAAGTTACCAATAGAACTTGTATATATGTAGATAGTCAAAAGCCTGTTATATTAGACAATATAAAGTCTGTGTCTGTAAACAATAGCGCGGAGGTTACACTACAATTAAAAACTAAACTTTTAAACGCATGAGATTAAGTAGAAACTTTATGTTAAGGGAGTTTGTAAACAGCGCAACTGCATCTAGAAAGGGAATAAGCAATAAGCCTACAGAGGTGCATTTAGCTAACTTAAAGAAGCTTATAGATAATGTTATACAGCCTGTTAGAGATAAGATAGGTCCTATAAGAATAACCTCAGGGTACAGAAGCCCAGCTCTGAATCGTGCTATAGGAGGAAGTTCTCGCTCACAGCATTCAAAGGGAATGGCGGCGGACATACAGTTTGTAAGGGACAATGAAATGGATAATAAAGTTATCTTTGATACTATATTAGAAATGGGTTTAGATTTTGACCAAATGATTAATGAGTTTGATTACTCTTGGATTCATATATCTTACAACCCAAAAAAGAATAGAAAACAAGTATTAGAGGCATATAAAGATGATAATAACAAAACAAAGTATAGAGAAGTACAAACCAATTTTAAAGGATTATGATAAAAGGAATTTTAAATAAACTTGTTGGTGATGCAGGGAACATCATAGACAATGTGGTGACAACTAAAGAAGAAAAGATGCAATTAAAGAATGAGATGAAGAAAATGATTCTTGATTCTGAAAATGATTTACAAAAGAATGTAACAGAACGTTGGGTTGCAGATATGAAATCAGATAGCTGGTTGAGTAAGAATGTAAGGCCTATGACACTTATATTTGTTCTTGTATGTACTATGTTATTAATATTCATAGATGCTGGAACTATAGAGTTTCATGTTGAAGAAAAATGGACAGATTTGTTACAACTTGTTTTAATAACAATCGTGGGGAGTTATTTCGGAGGAAGGTCCATCGAAAAGCTTAAAAATGGTAAAAATAAATAGTTATGGCTAAATCACCTGCGTGGCAACGTAAAGAGGGTAAAAGTCCTAGTGGAGGTTTAAATAAAAAAGGAGTAGCTTCATATAGAAGAGCTAATCCAGGCTCTAAGCTTAAAACTGCTGTTACCACAGACCCTAAGAAATTAAAAAAAGGTAGTAAGGCTGCTAAGAGAAGAAAGTCTTTTTGTGCTAGAATGAAGGGTATGAAAAAAAGAAGAACTAGTGCAAAGACGGCAAGAGACCCTAATTCAAGAATAAATAAATCATTAAGAAAATGGAATTGTGAATCTGGGTGTGTTACGCCATCTAGAGGAATGTATTCGCAACACGATTAGTTATGGCAAAAAAATTTAAAGCACACACGATGTATAGTAAAGCTGGTAAAGCAGTAAAAGCTAATACATATAAAAAACATTTAGAATTAAAGAAAAAAGGATATGGGCATACTGCTCCTAAAAAAAAGTAAATAATTATGGCAAAAGACGCATGTTATCATAAAGTAGTAAGTAGGTACGGACCTAAAACATCAGCATACAGAAGTGGCGCTATGGCAAAATGTAGAAAAGTTGGAGTTTCTAATTGGGGTGAAGGAGGTAAAAAGAAAAAGAAAAAAATGAAACACGGTGGTATGATTGGTTGTTTATTTGAATATCAAAAAGATTAATGGCTGTACGTAAAACCAAAAAAGGATTAGCTCTTAAACGTTGGTTTAAAGAGGATTGGAGAACTCCTAGGGGTAATAAAGATTATTCTAAAGGAGAAAATACATTTAGACCCACTAAAAGAGTGTCAAAAAAAACACCTAGTACATGGAGTGAGTTAAGTGCTTCTGAAAAGGCTCGTGCTAAAAAAGAAAAAAATACAAAGGGTAGAGTTAGTAGATATAAAAGAAAAAAGAAAAAAGGTCTTGGCGGAATAATACAACACAATTAAAATGGCAAGGAATACATTAGCAGGTAAAAGAAATGGTACTTCTAGAACAGCAAAGTTCTACGCAAAAAATAAAAAATCTAGAGATAAAAAGAAAGCATACGATACCAAATATCATAGTTCTACAGAAAGAAGAAAATATAGAGCTTCTTTAAATAAAGCAAATAAAAAAAGTAAATTAAGTAGAAAAGGTGATAAAAAAGATATGTCCCACACTCGTGGCGGAAGTCTTATATTAGAAGCTCAAAAAAGAAATAGGGCTAGAAATAGGGGTAAAAAGTAGTAATTAACACTATTTTGTTAATAAAACCACTATAATTATACACTTTTTTAAAAAAAAATTAGGATATTGGGTACGTTTTGTTATGAAACCAAAAACACATTTAATAATAGCTGCTGTATTTGTTACAGAAAATAAATCAGATTTAGACCCAAAACTTAAAAATCTACCAGGCAAGTGGGACTTAATCAATACAGACGGCTCCCTATCTACCATAAACAATCCATCAGAAAACAAAGACGATGATATTTTAAAACTTGCCTATATAAAACCATTGAAACAAAATAACTTAGATAATAGAACATTTAAACAAGTAGACTCTATGGAAGCTTATATTAAATATCATATACTAAGACATCCATCTATATATATATGTGATGTAAGTTTATTTTATGATAATTTAAAAGTAGGTTTTAAAATAAAAAACTTAGCAGATGAAATGGGTATAGATTCAAAAAGCATTATGTTATTTTGTGAAGAAGAAATAAAAATACCAGATTATGAAGAAATCAGAAGAAGTTAAAAAATATTTATTAGAAAACCCTGACAAACAAAATGGAGATTATGCTAATACTGCTGCAATGTTTGGCACTAACTACGAACAAGTAAGAAGTGTTGCAAGAACAATAAGAGGTTCTCATTCTAATAATAGAACTAAAAAGAAAGAGAAGTTGAGCATGGAAGAGGGTCCAGAAGGTAGATTTATAATAGCAGAAGATACAATAAGGGTAAAGTCGTTAGATGATTTGTTGAAAGCATTTGATGTCAATGATAGTGAATGGGAAGTAGACTGGTACGATATTGGTACATACGAACAAACAGGTTTTGATAATGAAAGAAAGCCAGTAACCATTACAATGTACCGTTGTAAAGCAAAGTTAAAAAGAGCTAACCCATTTAAGAATCTAGAGCTTACAAGAAAAGGTTTGATGGAAGATTTGTCGCAACATGTTAAGAGAGTACCAAAGCACAAAAAAATAATTAAAGGACAAGATGAGTCACCACATTTATTGGAGATTGGTGCGTATGATTTACACTTAGGTAAGATTGGTATTATAGGTGATGAGTATAGCATGGATATTGCAGAGGAAAGGTTAATGAAAGCTATAGACCATTTATTAATGAGAGCATCATCATTTACTATAGATAAAATATTGTTTGTAGTTGGAAATGATTTGTTAAATACAGATGGAGACAAACCAATACCGCGCACTACTAAGGGGACTCCTCAGTTTAACAGTGACCACCATATTGAAATGTATAAAAGAGCTAGAAGGCTTATGATAATGGCTATAGATGAATTAGCTTCAATATGCCCTGTTCATGTGGTTGTTATGCCAGGGAATCACGATGAAGAGTGTATAATGTACTTAGGGGACGCATTAGAGCTGTTCTACGAGCAGAATGACAATGTTCTAGTAGATAACACTAGACCGTTAATGAAAGGCCTTAAATACGGTAAAAACCTTATTGCGTTTGACCACGGACATAAGATGAAAGCTGAGAAAGCTGTTCAAATACTACCTCAAAGGTTTAAAGAAATGTGGAGTGATGTGGATTATGTAGAGTTACATAGAGGTCATTTACACGGAGTTCATCACAATAAGATTGGTGCCACTAAAGAGTATAGTGGAATCACTGTAAGGAACTTAGGTAGTATGTGTGCAACCGACCAATGGCATGATGATAAAGGATATGTGGGTAATATAAAAAGGGCGCATGGTTTTATATGGAGTAAGAACAATGGATTACAAGCAGAATTCTTTTACAATGTGCCTATAAATTAGAAAAAAGGAACTTCGGTATTATGTTTTACGCAAAAATCAATTTGCAACCTACGCATTCCTTTTTTTCTTGTTATCACAAAGATAATAAACTTTTCTTAAATGATTCTACTAGCTTTAGTTCGTTTCTTAGTCTCTTGTTTTGACTACGCAAAGTAGATATTTCTATACGCAACTTATCTACTTCAGAATTCCTAACTACAGAAGAAGAGTCTATTTCATAACCCTCATCTCTTGCAAACATTTTTAGTTCATTGTACATAGATGAATAGTATCTAAACTTAACTCTTGTAGAGTGTTCTTTTTCGTAGAAATGTACAGTAGCATGGTCTCTGTTAAGTATTTCACCAACTTCTACTTGGGTTAAATCAAAGCATTCTCTTAATACTTTACCAACACAAACCCTAGCTTCTGCTACCTTAGCCGTTCTCGTAGAACCTAATAGGTCGCTTACACTAACTTTAGCAAGTCTACACGTTAATATTAACAGGTTGTCTATTGATTCATTACCTGTTGATTGTTCTTTAGTTAATCTCATTATAATAATTTTAGATGGCGTTTTTTTACCATTAAGTTGAACTCTTTATTTCTTTCAGCTTTATTATGACAATCCCTACACAAGGCTGCAAGATTCTCTATGTAATCTCTGTTTTTTGACCCCCCAATCCCACGTCTTTCAATGTGATGGATGTCAACAGCTTGTCTATTACATACCGTGCATGGTATGATATCGTCTAAAGCATAGTTAAAATATTTTAAATATATCTTAGTGTGCTTTTTCATTTATCTTCATAGTCTCCTGATTCTATTAGTACACCTGAATTATTATCATTAAAGTATAGCCATGCGTGGTGTTTCTTTTTATTACCACGCACAGCTATCTTTTTTCTTGTGTACCAAGAAGGGTGACCTTCTAATAAATCTAACATTTCCAATACATGTCCAGATACTTGATATACTTCACCAAATATGTTAGACACCTTTTCATGTTCATTAACAAATGGTATACCAGTATGATACATAGCATACTTATCTTTTGTAAAACCATAGTCAATAAACTTTGAATCTTTTAAAAGCACATGATTACCGTGACCTTTTCGTAAGGTTCCGTATACAAATACTAACTCTGCCATTTCTCCTTTTCTTCTATTGCAGACATAATGACTTTATAGTATTTTTCACACATTTTATTGTAAGTATCTTTAACAATATCATGCATTACTAAACCTCTAAACTCATCGTAGTTATTTCTGTACATAGCTTCTTCACCATATATATTTTTGGTTTCACTTAAAGCTATTGCTTCTGAAAGTTTTTTTGGATTAATTTTTGTCATAATAATTTATTTAAGTTAATACATCTACAAAGTATATATATCGCCTCCATTATAATCAAGCATTTCTACTTCATTTGGACCAGCTAATATACTAGTGTAGTATTGCAACCCACTCATGTAAAGCTCTCTACCTTGGTTAATAATATTTTTACTAAGCTTGTAAGTACATATACAGTACGGTGCATCCTTCTCAATAGCGACAATATAATAATCGTCATACCCCAATGCATCAAGATAATACGCCGCCTGCATATGATACTTAGCATTCATAATTAATTCTGTAAAGTTTTCTGGAGAAGCATTTCTTGTAGTCTTTAAATCTACTATATACTTTTCCTTGGTGTTAACAGCATCAAACTTACCTTTACAAAGTATATCCATATCTTCATTCTTCCATAGATATATCTGTTCTATTTCATCACATTCTTCTATAAGGTGAAAGTTTTTGTTTTCTGATAGTTCTGCATACATACCCATAGCTCTTAAGTTATCCTTCATAGAAACAATTTGTCTACCGTTTAATGTTTTATTAAACTTTTCTAAGGTAACCTTACCCAATGTTGTTCTTTTATCTACATCAGGCTCTTCAATATAATGTTCTTTGTATTTATCAGCACCCTCTAAGGCAAGCATATGAAAAGCTGTTCCAAACTTCATAGCTGCCGAAGGGTTTAAAGGATTTTCTAGTCTATGAACATAATATCTAGGACATTTTTCCATAAACATTTTAAGCATAGAGTTAGACATATACATACAGTCTTCGTAGTAAGTTTTATCTGTAACTTCTGCGTCTTTTATTAATTTTATTTTTGGTCTCATACTAATGTGTATTTTGATACAGTGGTTGAGCCACCCCATCTGTTGCTAACTTTAATATCTTCACTTTCTATATTATATCCATCACTTCTTAGTGTGTATATAGTAGCTGATAATCTAGTGTTACCTAAATCTCTTATTGCATCTAGACTTGTTATGCTTTTAAATTGCTTTAAGTAATCTAACAATCTAGTATAGTGAGTATTACTTCTTCTCTTTGTCATTGTTATTCGGTTTTATGGTGATTAATACACCTGGTTTAACTTTATTATATTCATAGGGTTCAAATACAGGTAATAAGAATGTTGCGTTGTCATCTTCTATCCAATGATACTTAACCATAAGGTCTTGCACTGTTTGTAAGGGGTTGACATAATCAAACTTTCTTTTACTGTTTCTTATAAACTTAAATGATATTATATAAGGGGGTTCATACTTTTTTAACTCAGTTGTAAATGCTTTTCTTAGTCTTAGGTAATCATCTTTGGTTTCTTTTATATATCTCATAGTAGTCTTACTGTGTATAAGATACTTTCCTGTCCACCTTTTTCCATTCTTACTTGATGGAACATTACCTAGTATAAAAAAACTATTCATAATCAACTTCGTTTGGGTCTGGTATATATAAACCTAATGTTGTAGACGCAAATCGTTTAACCTCTTCTATAAACTCATTCATTTCTTTGTGAGATAGCTTGGTTGTTGATTTAGTGCTGTCTACCCACACTCCCTTTATTTGATATCTTGTTCTAAGAAACATAGATTTTAACACCTCATGCATTTCATCTTTGTCGTATCCTGTTTCTTCAGACAAAAGCTTGACGACCACTGCCCAATAATACGAGTTGAGATTAAGACTACGTCTCTTTCTCTGCTCCCCCACTGTAATAACTACAGTTCTGCCCTCGTAACTAAGCATGTGGTCATCAAACAATTCTTTGTTTTGATAAGTCACTTTACCATTTTTTATATATGCTAAGTGCTTACTACCCATTTAACAAACACAATTTTTAGTTGCTATTCCTACATTTAATAGAACAAATTTGAAACACTTTCGTGATACATCAAACTTTAATTCTATAAAAGTAAATCCTAACATTCTAAATTCTAACTTGAACTTATCTAATTGTCTTGCATTTGAGGTAAAATAATTTACTAATTTCATATCTTAAATTTTAAAATGGTACTTCTACATCATCACCACCCCCTACACTTGAAAGATTTACAGCATCATCATATCTAGCTCTTTCTTCAGCTGACATAGGTTTGTTGTAACTATCCTTGAAAGTTATCTTTCTTCCGTGAGGACTGGCAAATTTGTATTCTACCCTTGATTTTATTTCTGGCTTATTGGTATCTTTGTCTGTAGTCCAATACTCCCTTTTTGCTAAACACACTTCAACCTTATTGTTTAATATAGAATTACAAGCAATATGTGGGTCTGTGAAATTTATACAACCTGCTGCCGTTAGGAAAGATTTAAATATCTCTGTTCTAACTCTTGCAGCTGCCTCACTAGTATAGTTATCTACACCTGTGAACTTTAGAAATGCAATACCTGAATCATTACCCACCATAAATTCTGTATATGGTGTACTTTGATACCCTGGTACCTCATCACTAGTTTTAAACTTTCTAATTTCTACTGTGTGCGCTCCTGGTCCTAAGTAATCTGACTTAGTATCAGGAGTCTTTAATTTGGTTTCATTCAATTTGGGAAACATTTTATTCGATTTTAGTTAAACTTATTTATAATATTCTTCACACTTATCTATAACAGTTTTTAAACAGTTATCTATGTGCAAACTATCAAACATACCCATAGGACTCTTTGCAGAATCTCTACCCGTAGTGTTTGTTCTAAATCTGTAGCTTACTTCATTATCTGTTTTTCTTGTATCAGTAAACAAGCACACTACAAACTCTTTCTCAACTCTTTTCTTCCATCTATTACCATCTACTGCAACATAACGCTCTTCAACACCATTATCCCCATCATACACGCTATCTATAGCAGTAAATACAACATACTTATTAGAGTTTTTAGACTTATCAAGTATCTTATCTATCTCTTTGTTGTAATAACTCCATACATCAAAGCCTTTGTATCTTACATCAGCTTCTCTAAATATGATTTCTATAAGAGAGGTAAAAGATTCTACGATTATAGTATCTACTTTATCACTTGACATAGCTTTATCTAAAGCTGCGTGAAACTCTGCCACGCTTTTAATTGGAACATTCATAAATTCTTTTGCGTTCCTGAACGGTAACTGTTTTCTTTCAGTATTAATAACAGCTGTTCTTTCTGGTTGTAAATTTCGTATTGAACTAGATTTACCTGAACCTGATGGTCCAACAATAATTATATTCGGTTTCATTTGTCTTTCGTTTTTAAATTAAATAATTCGTTTTTTGTAATCGGTTTTTTCTTTTGCTTAGACTTGACAAATTTAGCATAACCCTTAAACATAAAATTTTTATCACGTTTAAGATTGTTTTCTATTTCATCAAAAGTTTTGTTAAGAACTTTCTTTACAAGTTCTTTACTAATTTTCAACTTTTTAGATAACCTTTTTGCTGTGTCGTCAAACCTAATCATAGTTGTACAAATCTACTAAATAAATACAAATATACAAAAGAAAAAAACAAAATAATTTAGAAGTTATTAAGTGTTGAATGTTGACAACTCTTCAAACTTAGTTAGATAGTCTATGAATCTTAAGTACTTACTACCAATACCAATATTTCTACCTTTAGCAAATATTATCTCAGCCATACCCTCTATACTATTGCCATTGTCATCAGTCTTAAGTCCATAATATTCAGGTCTATAAACAAATGCTACAACATCTGCAGCTTGTTCTATTTCGCCTGATTCTCTTAGGTCCGCTAGAGTTGGTCTACCTGTTTCTCTTTTACTAACATTTCTAGATAGTTGAGATAAAGCTACTACAGTTATATCTAATTCCTTAGCTATATTCTTTAATGCCCTAGCAACTTGAGATACTTCCTGTTCTCTTGTCCTACCGCGCATACTATAAGATATTAATTGAAGATAGTCTACAACGACCATTTCAACTTTCTTTGCAACAACATATTGTCTTATTCTGTTTAGTAAATATTTTAATGATGTGTTTCTACATTCATCTATATACATATTAAGTTTTTCAAAATCACCTACACTTTGGTGTATTTTAACTAACTCATCTTCATATATAGTACCTTTAAGTAAATGCTTGTTATTAATATTAGTGTCACCACTTATCATACGCATAAGCATTTGATTAACAGACATTTCATAAGAAAATATAACAACAGAATGCCCTATGTGAGCGGCATTAACAGCTACATTTAAAGCAAAACTGGTTTTACCCATAGATGAAGCACCGCCAATTATAACTAAATCTTGTTTTTGCCAACCACTTGTAAACTTATCAATAGATTCAAAGCCACTAGGTATACCTGTCATGCCACTAGAATTCATATTTTTTTCTAAATTCTTAAGCATACTGGGCATTTGCTCACCAATAGAAAATAATTCATTATTATCAACACTACCTATCTTATGAACATTTTGTTCTATATAGTCTACTGTATCAAATAAATCTTCATCATTATCTATTTTATCTATAGTTTGCATACAAATCATTTTAAGTTCTTTCTTTCTACTTAACTGATTGAGTACCAATATGATAGACTGACAAGTAGAACCATCATAAGCCATTTCTGTGCATTTTTGTGCAACTTCAATGGCTATTGATGTATTTGAAAAGGACATATAAAAATCTGTTAAATCTATTTTACCATTATCTTGGTATTGTTTGTCTAACAACTTAAATAATTTTATGTGGTCAGAGTTCTCAAATAGTGAGTGACTTAACAAAGAGTGATTGTTATAATAATTTTCTGGATTGTTGATTAACTTACCAAGCAATATCCTTTCTAATTCTAATCTGTTAGAGTTCATAGTCCAAAGCTTTATTTTTAATACTTATTTTGAACTCTAAATATTTTATGTACTTAATCATATGTTTTATATAAAACTGGTCGTCTTGTTTTAACTCTTCCATTCTAAAGCTTTCAAAATATTCTATAGCATTAAAAGTTTCTATAGAATTTACTATTATTGCTTTATCTAATTTATCTTTCATCATAATTTTTGTATTTAGGTTTAACATATACTGAATTGTTTAATGTTTCTTTTATACTTGGAACCTCATCTTCCCATCTTTCGTGTTTAAGCCATCTAATAGGGTGAGGAAATTCAGGACAAAAAACATTATTTGTATTACATATATCCTTATATTTCTTTTGCTTGTCTAAAGCAACCATCATAATAGTATATAATTCAGGAGAAGGTTTTAGCTTTTTCCAATACTCTTTGCATTGTTTTTTACCCACCTTCTTGGGGTATTTTTTCCAGAAATAATCAAATAATTTTTCCATAATTTTATTTATTTAAGTTTAATTAATTCATCTTCTGTTAAATCTTCGCATAGATATTCTAATGGTTTAAACTTCATGGGTTTTAATTCATATTTTTGTATTTTCCCATTTTTATCTAATTTTTCGTTACCATCTTCATCTACCATATAGAATTGAATATCCCATATTGATACTGAATAATTTTTATTTTCTTTTTCCATAACTAATCATATTTTAATTTCATTGAATCTAACTGAGCGCCTAAGTCCATAATTTCTAACTCAAGTTGTTGTGCATAGTTATATTCAATAGATTCATGTAAACGTTCTATAAATAATTTTTGATTGTTATTTTGTTCCTGTAATGATTCTACAAGAAGAGATTTTTGACCAAGTTTAGTCAAAGATATTAATAGACACACGCCTACTAATACAATACATACTAGTATAATATTTTTCATGGTTTGTAAATTTAAGTAAATAATTGTTAATAATAAAATAAAGTTTTTAACATATGATAGTGAACAACAAAATAAATTATAAAAAGGTGTGTGCCACCGAACTCTTTAAAGTGACTAAGTTACGGACATATAACTTATACACACACCTTTCTAATTGAGCAGCGATTAATCCTGCTTAAGGAACTTGTCTTTCCTCTTGTCTATATATTCTAATAAGAACATGCCGTCCTTACCAAGACCTTCTGAGACTATGTCACGCAGAGTTACTCCACCTGATACTTCGTGTGGACGATGTCCATTTATCCACGCATTGTAAGATTCTATAATTTGTCTTGAATTATTTTCTACATACCTTACAAAGCACATACATATCAAAATCCAATTATAGATTTTCTCAAAGTCTTTTGAGCCACTATGACACCTAAATTCTATAGTGTCAGGACCAGTCTTTTCATAACTACAGTTGTTAAGGTTTAACCATTTATATCTAGAGGAACAATACCTACCGTATGGATGGTGACCTTTCTTGTTGTTAATAGAATCGAAATTAGAATCTTCTGCGTATACATATTCAGATAGAAGTTTAAGCATTCTTTTGTGAGTCCTTGGATACAACCTTTTGTTAACAGTTCTTAATTTATAAAACTTGTTAGGTATCTTTAGACAATAACTACTTTTACTTCTTGACTTGGGTAGCATAGAGAATATTTCATTTTCAAGCATGCTACCAAGCATAATAGATAGTATACTAAATCTTCTATTGAAGTTAGCGCCACCTATGTGAACATGTATACCACAAGTAGAGTCTACGGTACAACCTGAATAAGATATCCTTTTACATATAGCCTGAAGTTGATTAACACCACTGTTACCTTTTAGGCAACCTGTAACATACTCCTTACCATTAATACTACCATCATGTACAGCTTTAAGGTTCAAATCTGCATTAAAATCCATATAACCATCGCATGTTTCTATCTCTACACCAAAGGTGTACGGCATACCAAAGGTTTTATGAAGCTTTTTTTCTTTTGAACCATTCCAAGTGTTATCCCATTCTGCACCGCTATCTCCGTCTTCATCCTCATCCCAATCATCTTCGTGTATCCAATCTTCTCTGGCGTCTGAATATATATAACCCATACGTTCTGCAACATATTCGGTCATAAAATATACATCATTATTACTAGAGTATGAATAGTCAGCTCTTTCAGAAAACCAACCTTCTGAGCCTCTTTCATAATAACCCCAAAGCATATTGTCAGTGAATCTATACACCTCATCATAGTTGTCAAACTCAATCTCAAAATCAGAATACTCATCTTCAGGGTAATACTCCCCATTACAATCACAATATATAACTTCGTCAGCATGCATGTAAAGACTGTCACATTCACTACTAAGCATTACATAATCATCTTTATCTTGGTGAACAAACCCACCGTTGTATAATTCATAACACTCATCTGCTGGAAACCAATCACCACATACACATTCTTGCAATTCTTCTTTAATAGTACTCATAAGCCATAGTATTTAAATAGTTATACAATTCCATTAATTTTGTAGCCTCTTCTTCTGTGAATCTATCAGTACAATATAGTTCGTGAACAAAGTTTGCGTGTTCATTAACTTCGTCAAAATATTCTTTGTCTAAATCATCATCATCTTCAAAGTGATAGTTGTCGTATCTTAGTGAGTTGTTGTAATAGTTATTGTAACTCTTACTAGAACCATAACTTCTCCAATCAGTATTTATAGAAACTTCAGATTCAATAGGCTTGTGTTTGATTTTTCTTGTGTTAACAATTTTACCATCCTCAAGCGTATATAACACATTTTCAGTGACTTCTACTATTTTACAACCTTTACCACCAATAGTTTTTAGACCTTCTTTCAAAGAGCTGATGTATATACCATCTTC